TGTGCTGTACGGATTCCATGCCGAATTCCCGGATTACATCATCTGCATCCAACTTTGCCTGCTTTTTATCCGCACCGCAGATGCCGGCGACCAGGCGAAGATTTTCCTCCGCACTCAGAAGCGGAGCGACCGCGGTTTCCTGCATGGAAACCGCCAGAGCGGATTTGACCGCCTGCGGTTCGCTCAGAATACTGTGCCCGTTTACAAAAGCCTCGCCGGATGTGGGGGCGAGCAGACAGCTGATCATTTTCAGAAGCGTAGTCTTTCCCGCACCGTTTACTCCCAGATACATACTGAGTTTTATACACTACCATCCCCTCACTAAATAGCGGTATCATAACCACTACACGATCTGGGTATATTTCTACCTGCTGTAAGTGCTCTAGGATAAAATCTACCTTAAGCTGGTTATTTTCATCCAGATAGGTAGCTACCTCTGCATCTATATTAGCTAGTACTCTATCAATCTCCGCAATATCCTCTAGGCTATTCTGGTTAGATAGCATCTCCTTTTTTATCTCTGTGATTTTAAGATCAATCGTTAAGGCTTTTTTACTGTATTCCTCTTTAGTGAGTACTCCATCTAAGAGGGCATCCAGTAGCCTCTCCTTACGGAGCTCCTCTCTCTTAAGATCTGCCTCTGTAAAGCCAGCATTTCCCCTCTGGAGCTGTTTTTTGAGAGAGGTAAGCCAGTTTACCATATCAGCCTTAATAACATCTGTATTAGCCTGTAATCGCTCCGATATGATACGCATAACATCCATAAGAGCACCGTAAGAGATATTCTCATTATCACAGCCCAGCTCATTAAGCTCTCCAGCCTTACCGCCTACTGCATCTCTCTTTCTGGTTTTTCTGCCCTTTGTCTGTTTAGTACTGCATACCCAGTACTCCTCCTTAGAGGTTTTGGTTTTTCTCCAGTAAGGAGCTCCACACTCTCCACAAACCAGCTTACCGCTAAAGGAGTATCCGCTTATCTTTTTACCCTTACCTCTATGATCGGAGCCTGTAGCTATAACTCTCTCATCGTGGATCTTACAGATTAGATCCCATTCCTCCTCAGTTACGATAGGAGGGAGGGCACCCTTAACATATACCCACTCCTCCTCTGGGAGTTTTACTACCTGCTTACTCTCAAAATCGTGCTTTTCTTTGTTGATAATCATAGTACCAACATTCTTACAATCGTACACAAATTTAGGTATATCCATAGGTTTCCACGGATTACCTACCGTGTTACGGTACCCAGCCTCATTAAGCTCCTTTGCTATCTGTGTGGAGCCTTTTCTAGCCATAATACCCTCACACATAAGCCTCCTTACCTTAGCTTGCTCTGGGTTAAGGATATACTTACCATCTTTCTTATCCCAGCCAAACACATTACCGCTACCCTGTAGATCTATCTCTAAGCCCTGCCTAGCTTTCTCAATTCGGTTAGCGTGGTAGTTATGGAGCTTTTTAGAGAGGTTTCTACTAAACTCCTCCGCTATGATCGCTCTAATACCTGTAATAAGAGCATCATCTGGAGAGTAAAACTTACCATCCAGATACATATACAGTAGCTTACCTGTTTGCACTAAGCGATCTATAAAGAGGTACCAATCCTTAGTATTACGCTGTAATCTCTCTTGATCCTTGATAACAATAATATCAAAGGTATCCTCCAGCATATCCTCATAGAGCCTCTGGTACTCATCTCTGCCCTTAACCATAGTACCGCTCTTTGAGCGATCTATGTACTCATCTACTTTTTTCCACTTATTTTTGAGGATAACATTTCTATTTTCCTCTATCTGGAGCTCTATAGCGTTTAACTGCTCCTCCTCCGCTGTAGATACTCTGGCATAAAATACAGCTCTTAAGCCTATCGTATCTATAAGATCCTTTACTCTCCTGTAAGCCATCCTGTAACTCTCCTTTATAAGTGCCCCTGTGGGCTCCTGTGTGCCTCGTACAGCCACTTTAAGCTCTTAGGTGTATATTTCCTTACCCTCATCAAAAGAGGGGCTTAAAACCGCTTTTTACTCAGTTCCTATCTATTATACACCACCTATATAAAAATAGCAATAGAAAAGGCAAAAAAAATAAGGCTCCCAGCCTTTTACAGCTAGGAGCCTTACCATAAGGGAATATAGTAAAAACTATAAGGAGTGCCTTAAGGGAGCTTAATGATCTGCCCTACATAGATGAGATTTTTATTTTTAATCCCATTGAGCTTAACCAGAGTATCTACGGTAGTACCGTACTGCTTAGCGATCTTACTAAGAGTATCGCCTCTAACCACCTTGTAGGTTTTAGCCTTTGTGCTGGTAGCCTTACTAGCAATATCGCTAGCATTTACCCAGCCATACACGGTAGAGCCCTTACCAGCCACCGCTTTAAGATGATACGGATGAGGCTGTCCTTTGCTAATGCCTGTAACCTTAGCTACGCCAGCCTTACAAGCCTTAGCTACACCGCTCTTATAGGAGCTAGTATAGTGGAGGCATCCTGTAAACTGTACCAGATCGCCTACCTTATACTCCAGATCCTCCGTAGGAGTGCTAGGAATAGTAGGAGTAACAGGCTTAGCCTCCTCCTTTTCCTCCTCTGTAGCCTTACTAGCGTAGTTAGGTACACCGTAGCCTCTAATGTACTTAGCGTTTACCTTAAGGTTACGATAGCCTACCGCATTACTGATATTACCCTCAATGATTTTCATAGAGGTACCAGATACGGATACCACGATACCGATATGATCCGCATAGCCCTTAGTATCGCCTACACCGCTATCATCCCAATCATAGAAAATATAATCTCCAGCCTTAGGAGTATAGCTATCATCCTCCACCCACGCTCCTTTTTTCTTAAAGAGCTCTGTGTGCTTTTCACAGCCACACTCCGTAGGGATAATATCGGTAAGCCCTGCCTTAATAGCTACAGCGGATGCAAAAGTAGAGCACCAAGCATCTGTATATTTAACAGCATAGCCTCTAGCAAGGGGCTTATGAGAGTTATACACATCAATAATCTTTTTGTGTGTACCATCACTTTCCTTACAGCCCAGCCAGCCTACAGCGATACTAACAATTTTCTCTCTTAACTGTTTCTCTGTCATAGTGAGTTATCCTCCTTTACATAAAAGGGAGCCCTCCTAAGAGAGCCCCCAGTTTTAATACTTATTTTTTGATATTTTTGATCTGCTCGACCATCTGGAGCACTTTATCATATCCCAGCATAGATCCTACCCATACTGCCACCGCCATAAGTACCATACATACAATGTTAGGCGGAGTAAAGGCAATACCTAGAGAGATATAAGCCATAGCTGTACCACCGATCCCTACAACGATAGAGATAATAAGTACCACTACATTAGAGGAGTAAGTAACCTTTGTACCCTCAAAGAATTTCTTTACTGCCTCTGTAAGTAGGGATACTGCGATAGCCAGCACTACGATAAGTGCCATAAAAAGGGTAATAGTCATACCGCACCTCCTAATAATTTTGGATCTCTACCTCACTCTGGATAGCCTCCTCTAAGGCTCCATCCAGCTTAGTATCCATCATCCTATCTATCTTATCAATTTCCTCCATAATGAGGTTATACTCCTCCTCTGGGAGGCGATCCTTAAGCCTTATCTCCAGCCTTAGGCGGAGTAGTACAAAACGGATCTTAGCCTTAGATAGGTTTTCGATCTTAGCCTTATTGAGATAGAATACGATGGAGGCACCAAAGATACCTCCAGTAGTTAAAATAATTTGCGTAGCATAGCTGGAAATATCGTAACCCTCTTTCATATCCGCCCTTACTAAGAAAAGGGATAAAATAAAGAGTGCTCCAGTTACTATAACCAGCTTTTTACTAAACTCCGTTTTACGCCTAGCGGAGCTTAGAGATACTCTGGATCGCCTCCTCTGGCTCTTTGCCTGTGCCATAAAATCACGCTCCTTAGCCTAGCCCAAGCTGTACCGCAATATAGCCCAAAATGATGGATACTAAAGCGGTTACAATTAACCACTTGAATTTATCCCATTTATCTCCGCCTCTGCTCTCCAGCTTGTTAAGCCTTTCGATGGTTTCGTTAAGCTCCTCACGCATATACTTAGTTTCTATAGCCAGCTCCTTAATGGCTACGATGAGATCACTATTTTCCTTAATAGCCTCATCGTGCTCATTCAGCCTCTTAGTATTGCTCTTAGAGCGATCCTCCACCTCCGTAAGTCTGTGCTCAATTTCAATCATTTTTGCATCCATTACACCGCAAGCCCTCCTTTCTAAATAGTAGAGGGAGGGCTAGTTTAAGCCCTCCCAGCGTTACTCAACATCTGCCAGCTCAGGTACTTCCAGATCAATAAGGATCTGCTTAACCTGTTCCTTAAGAATAGCTGGTACATCGTTGATAGTCTTTTTACCCTTAACAATGAGGGTAGCATAGATTACAGCCATTGTAGGTACCTCCTTTCTAAAGAATAGCTTTAGAATAAGAGTGCGGAGCATCACTCATTACCCTCTGCCAGAATAGCCTCAACATCAGCTCTAAGGTTTTCTGGTACATCGTCAATGGTTTTAATCCCCTTACGGATCAAATCTGCATACACTTTAGCCATAATTCTTACCTCCTATTTAGATTGAGAGCATCTGCTCATACACTTCTGTAAGAGCGATCTGCAAGTTAGTAGTTTCCTCCTCCAGAGAGGCGTTTTTTTCGGAGATTACCTTGATATACTCATCCTTATCATAGATGATCTGCTCCGCAATCTCCCAGCCATCAAAGCCAGAGCTAGGATCCTCAGCGGTACCCTTTTCGTGGATCTCTGTGATACCGTTATTCACGATAACAGAGCTCTCATTGATCTCCAGCTCCTGTACGGTTTCCGCTGTACTTCTTACCTTTGCAAATTTCTGCATTACCTTTTACCTCCTTTAAGTAATATTCGTGCATATATTCTATGTTTGGCTCCACATATTTCTTAGATAGCCTCCAGCTATCACACCATTTAATCCAGCCCACATAGCTATTAAATGAGCACCAATCACTATAACTAGGGCTCACATTGTTTTCTCTGTTACTGGAGATACTTAGCATCTTACGCTTGAAGTTTTTACAAGTGGATTTTCTAAGTAGAGTGTACTCTCCGAAAAATCTATAGCCTACAAAATCAATACCACGCACCTTAGTAGGAAACACCTGCCAGTTATGCTTAAGCACTTGCTTTAGGTTTACTGCCAGAAAATCATCTATTTCCCTTTTCAGTTTGTGGAGCTCCTCTTTTGAGCTACCCAAAATAACCATATCATCCATATAACGAAAGTAATACTTGATCCCCTTAACCTCTTTAAGCCAGTGATCCAGCGGAGATAGATTAAAATTTCCGTCATACTGTGAAACATAGTTACCGATAGGGATACCAACACCCTCTATAAACTCCCTACCCTCAGTATCAATTACAACATTAACTAAGATACCCAGCCTCTCCAGTATCTCCACATTTTCCTCTGTATAAGGGCAAGTGCTGATACTATCTAGGATCTCATCCAGTAGCCACAGGAGCTCCTCATCCTTAAAGAGCTCTCTATACCTCTTTTTGAGTACATCGTGTACTATGCTGGGATAGTACTTTCTCACATCCAGCTTTAGGCAATACTTAGTACCCTCTGGATCGCTTACTAAGATGCTAGGTACCCAGAATTTCCTTACCACCTTACCATCTTTCTTGATTACCTTTTCGTAACCTCTCAGCTTGTTTATGATAGGCTGGCTACCTCTCTTAGGAATAGCACTATATGTATCCTTAGTCATAGTCTTTAGTAAATAGGGCTCTATTACCTGCAATATCGCCCATTGACATACACGATCTGGATAATATGGTAGCTTATAAATCTCCCTAATTTTACCGTTTTCCTTTTTCTCAAAAACCTCATAGGGAGAGGTATGGTATGTGTGCTCCATAAGGCTTATTTGTAGTTTCCTTAGAGCTCCCTCCAGATTACTCTCTACTTGCTTAACCTCCTTGTACCAACCTTTACCACGCCTAGCGTGCTTGTGGGCTGTCCTAAGATTATCCATATCGTAAATCTTAGAAAATAAATCTCCAGTACCTTTCATAACCCACCTCGTAAAGTATTTGTATGTGCGTATAAAGGGAGCCAGCTACCTACTGTAGCACCTCCGTACACTATGGTTAAGAGTAATCGGTAATATTAGGTTTACCATATCTGGCACATAGGCACCCTTTATACGATTTTTTACCTCTCTCCTCCATACAGAGGAGAGCGTATGTTTTGCCAAGAGGCACGGTAGCTGTTACTCACTTTTTAATAAAAGTGTCTTTGGTATAACACTTGTAAGCTGATTGATACGCACATATAGTAAGTGACTGCTGATATTCCGATTACGATTAGAGGAGGTATTATTCAAATTCAGATAAAAGCCACATTTAGAGCCATTATTCCATTTACCACCAAGTTTAGTAATTAAGAAACTATCTCACAGCTACCACTTAATAAAGGGCATTGAAAAAGGAGCCTCTTACAGCCCCTTTCTCTCCGCCCTGTATTAACTTATTACATCTACTTTACGCTGGTTTATGCTACCTTAGATTGAGGCACATACAGCAAGCGACCGCCGACATTCCGATAACGAGAAGAGGAGGCATCATACAAATACAGAGAAAAGCCACACGAAGAGCCACTATACCATAGACCACCAAGCATAGCAATCAAGAAACCATCATAAGTGTAGTTCTGGTACACATAATCAGCAAAGGTATCACTACCGCTAGCCTCAGTAGGGATAAGGATCTCTGGATGCTGAGGATCAATGCCAAAGGAGCTAACATAACCGTTACTATGGGTAGCGTGAGCATCCAAGCACTCATAACCCTCTGTAGTGTTATCCACAGGAGCGGTACCGATCTTAGTAACCCACACCTCATTAACGCCCTTAGCAAGGATATTTACGCAATCCAGCCAAGTCCAGATATTACCCCACAGGTTTTCCTCTCCACGATAAGTAACAGAGCACTTACCGCTTTCTCCGCCATCTGGGATACCAGAGCCATTACCGATACCAGCGGTAGCACCTGTAACCACAGCCATATTAGTAGCTCCATCATCGGTAAAGGTACTTACACCCTGTCCTACCTTACGCTGAGGATCCAGAGAGGCATACTCTACCATAAACAGCCACTCAGTAACCGCCATAGCAAAGATATTATGGCTCTGCCAGCCCTCTCCTCTGTTATTACAGAGCTTTCTTACATTAGCTCTGGTAAGGTTTTGAGTTAAGCCAGAGCAAGGCTTAGCACCTGCGATACTACACAGCATATCAGTAGCAAAATCTGCTACCTGCTCATCTGCTAAGAGCTGAGCTGTAGCGGAGGTATCGTAGATAGAGCCCTCATAAGCGGAGAGGTAAATCTTATCCTGCGGAATACCGTGCATATCGTAAAAGGCTCTAGGCACACTAAAGCCACTCTTAGGAGTAGGGCTGATATAAAATCTAGCCTTTACATACTGCTTACCCTTACCGCTGGTAGCGTTCTTAGCCTTAACAGGCACCGCCTTAATATAAAAGATCGGCTGTTCTACCATTACCTGTACCTTAGTACCGATAGGATACTCAGTTTCTCCAATCGTGATAGCCTGTGTGAGAGCTCCGCTTTCCGTGTAACCTGCATCTCCACGATAAGCCAGCCTTACGCCCTCATCTGTGAGGATACAACGCTTACGCCCACCCCACGGATCCAGAGCATCAAAATCCGCACCTGCTGTAAAGTGTTCGGATCCTGCCAATCTGGTAATTTTCTTGCTTGAAAAGTCAACCTCTACACCGTAGATATTATCCTCCTCATAGCCTACAAAAGATCTTACATCGTCAATCTGCTCTTGCAAATCTACGATCTGTGCCACAGTAGCACTAGCTGTAGGATCCACAGTAATATTAACGCTGGAGGCGTTAGATACTGCTGTTACCAGATCCACCATAAGGCTACTTACACCGATACCATTAAACGGAGGCATCCAATCCGCTGTAGCGGTACTCTCATCCGCTACGGAAATACTATACAGGATCTCTCCCTCCTGCGGATCCGTAGCATACAAGCCAATGTTACGCACATAATAACCAGTATTGAGATTAGCGTTAGAAAAGCTAGCACTTACCTTTACATTACTGTCATTCTGGCGGATAACAGAGGCTACATCTGCGGTCTGCTTAACGGTACCGATACCTGTTTTGCTTGCAAGATCTCCGCTAAGTACGCCCTCGCTGGTTTTGATACTCGTAAAGTTAAACTTTGCGGTACCAGCTACTACCTTAGCTAAAAGAGCTTGCCCCTTTTTTGTGATTACTGCACTCTTAAAAGCACCCATTTTAGTAATCTCCTTTCTAAATTATGATTGAATTGTAATTACCGTAGCTGTACTTACAGGCGTACCTACAGTAGAATTACCGTTAGAGCTTGCTTTACTATCCAGATCGTGAGTGATTAGGGTAGTATGTGCAATACCCACGCCTACAGCACCAGTAACAGGAGCCTCTAGGCTACCCTTAAACTGTGCATCGTGGGTAATAATGTGAGTACCAGCTCTGCTAAGCCCTGTACCAAAGGTAAGAGCTCCTCCTGCAAGGTACTCCTCGTTAATATCGTTTGTAATCTGGTAACTCATAGCGGTAGAAAGAGCCACGCCTACGGTTAGAGGCGTAGTTTTCTGTGCCTTTATGAAGTTTTCCAGCGTAAGCACCAGATTACAGGGTAACATATCCAGAATAAGGGTAGTAATGGCATCAAAGGCACCCTTAATACCTACCTCTGTGGTAATATCTATAGCATAATCCTCATAATGAGGGGTAATGCTAAACTTACCCTCTCCACACAGAGAAAGGAGCCTGTTATAAAGCTCCTTATCCGTGTAGGGTACTTTGTCATTCCACTTAATAAGTATGTTAAATCGCCTTGTTTCCAGATCCTCTCCCTCATCTGGGAAAATACCCATCATTTTCTCAAAGCGTGAGATACCGTACTCATCGGCTGTAGGGATAAAGAAATTACTAATAGCACGATCACACGCCTCTAGTAAATATCTAAGCTCTGGCTCCTCAGCCTTTGCTATTTCCCTAAACTCTTTGATTTTCCTAAGCACAGGCATCCAGTAGCTAAGTAAATCAACCTCTTTAGCCATTCGTTACACCTCCCAGCACAGGGAGATACTCCTGCTCTACAGCTAGATTACCAGCTACTCCGTTAATCTGGGTATCTGCTACATCCAGCACGCCATCCAGATTAAGGATACGGTTTTCAATCTGGGAGATACGCACTACTATATTACCATTCTCCCAGTTTTGCCTCAGCTCCAGAAAGTACTCCTCTAAAGCGGTAGTAACCTCAGCCTTAATCTGGCTCCAGCTATACCCCTCATTAAGAGTTATCCTAGCCTGCACATTTACGGTAAGCTCCTCTGGAGTAGTAACGGTTACAGTATGCCCTATAGGAGCGATACCGCTACCTGTACCCTGTGGATCTGGATCTATCTGCTCCTGCACAGAGGCTACCAGAATATCCGTAGCTTTATTAAACTCACTATCAATAATGATTAGCTTAACTGTGCCTCCACCAGCCCACACAGGGATAACGATACAACCGCCCACGCCATCCAGAGCCTTAGTTTTATCCTTGTAATCCTGTTTGTTTCCTCCGAAAGGGTTACTATCAAAGGAGTTAAAGTATCTCTCCTTAAGGCTTTCTATGCTTTCCTCATCCTCTGCTGGGATAAGGAGCTCTACCAGCTCTCCCTCCAGATCCTTATCTATATACTCAATAGAGCTCAGCTCTCCAAAGCTCTTATTACCGATCTCTCCAGCGGTTTCACATTCCATCTGGTAGTAGTAATAAGTAACTCCAGCCTCAGCATCCGCCACGCTCTCTATAAAAGCCTTAGCGGTATAGTTAAGATCATCGTGGTTAAATCTGGAGCCTACAGGGATCTCCATATTAAACTTACCTTTGAGGATAGCCTGTGTAGCCTCGTAGGGGTTAATGCCACGCTCTCTACAGCGATACACTACATACTCTCTTACATCCGCTGTATCTACATACCCATTACGGATAATGCCATCCAGTAGGATATAAATGTTAGCGTGCTCCGCTGATACAGGGGCTATAGCGTTCATCGTTAAGGAGCCCTCACGCTTATCCACATCGGTAGCCACCCTAGCTATAGATCTATCTAGGATTACCTCGTATGTTTGGCTCTCATACATTCATCTCCACCTCCTTACTGCCTACATCGGTTATCATTCTAAACTTGATATAGAGTACATCCTTGATCTGCGATACCTCCAGATCCTCGATACCTGTAATGTGCTCATTTTCAAATAAGCACTCCTCCATATATCTCCTGCACTCACTTCTTAGGTATTCCTCACTATAAGAGTTACCTATGAGATCATAAACCTCATTACCGTAACCCCAGCTATAGATTACCCAACGGTATCTCTGGGCTTTAAGTGCTAAATACGCCCACACACAGAGAGCATCCACGCCCTCCACGATCCTACCAGTAAGCCTACCGCTCTTAAAGTCAAATTCATACTCACGGATAGAGGAGGCTGTTACCTCTGGAGTGGCTAAAGCTATCTCCTCATTCGTGGCAAACGGAAATAAACTCATTTTAAGCCTCCACCACCTTTACAAGTATTACATATTTGTTAGTATTCTGTAGCTTTTGCACCGCTACCAGATCCCCCTTTTTGAGCCCATCGGTAAAGGTTATCTGGCTCTGTGTGCTAGTGCGTGTATCTGGATCGGAGTATTTACCGCTACTGTTAGCTGATACAAAACCGCTCTCCTGTGTGGTATCTACCGTTACCCCAGATACATAAGGTACCTTAATCTTTCTTGTATATCCAGATACTAAGTAATCCGCTATATACAGATCCTCAGCATTGAGTACCAGATCATCAATCTTAACGCTATTTGCACTCTGCATAACGCCTAGCTGGAGGGTAACTGGGTTATCTTTCCGCCCTTGCTCCCTCATCATATTAAGCATTTCTGCAAAATACTGATCGCTCTGCATACTGCTACTGCTATCATTATTAGCCATTAGATCTGTACCTCCTTTCTATTCTTATCTAAGATTTTCCAGCCCTTAGAGCTACCTCCATTTGAGGAGTAATAGTTAAAAGCATCGGAGTAGTTATTAAAACCGCCCTTTTCCGTTCTCCAGTAGTTATTAACCACCTCAAACGGAGGATTACTCTTAGATCCGTAAGTAGGAGTATAGGTACCTGTGCTACCGCTATCTCCGCTCCCACTACCAGAGGAGCTATCCTCTTTCTGGGAGCTGTTATTTTCCTTTGTATCCATCATCTGCTTAAGCGTTACCGTTAAGCTCATAGTGGCTACTCCGTTATTCCAAGTGTGGGTATCGGCATCAATCCAAACCACACCGCTAAGCCCTGTAGAGCTATCTCTTACCACCGCTCCAGCTCCAGTAACAGCTCCATTATGATTTACACAGTTAAGGGTAAAGGTTTTCTCCACGCCCTTAAACATACTCTTAGCTGTGGTAGTAGGATCCTTGCCCTCCTCCTTAGTGTAAACCTGCTGGAATATACCATACTTTTTAACATCGGCATCATTCTGTACTACGCCTGTTTGGTTTCCCTCTCCATCGTAGATACGCACCTTATTAACCATATTAGTAAGGGTTTCCTTGTATTGAGAGCTGGTAATATTGCTATCCTCTGTGAGCTCAATCTCACAAACGATCTTACCCATCTCCTCTACATTGAGGAGCCCCTTTTTAGCTGTTACTCTATAGCTTACTCCGTTCTGCTGGTATGCCTGTGTGTAGGCTTGCATAATGATCTCGTATATGCTCACATTCTGTACTATGAGCTTTTGAGTGAGCCCTGTACTGGCTAAGGAGCCTACAGGGATCTCCATATCATTACACACCATCTTAGCAATCGTTTCCGCTGTCTTAGAGCTAAAGTTATATGTAGCTTTACTTTTGAGGGTATAGAAAAGGAGATCATAGGCTACATAGGTAACTACGCCCTGTGTGCTACTAGCCTCCCTTTCCGTTACAAACCCTCTAAAGAGCTCTGTAACCCCATCATCCTCAAACAGGTACACAGGATCCGCTAGATCAATGGTAAGAGGAGTAATATTATCATCCAGAGGAGCATTAACTACTTTCAGCTCTAACTTTCTGGCTACCTCCGATCTGGAGCCTCCCCAGCTTATAGAGCTTACATACTCTGTAATATCTGTGTTTTTGTGTACCACTATCACTCTCTACCACCTCCTTAAGGGATCTTTATTACCTGTCCTACATAGATGAGGTTAGGATTTTTGATAACCCCTGTATTTGCATTAAAGATTTTCATATAGGTACTACCGTTACCGTAAAATCTCTTTGCAATATTCCAGAGGCAATCTCCTTTCTTAACCGTATAGGTTTTTCCAGAGCTACTCTCTGGAGCTTTTGTTTCTCTGGTAGTAGGCTGTACCGTAGCTACAGTAACCGTAGCCTTTTTGGTTTTGATCTTTTTATACTCCTTAAGAGCCAGCGTATAGTAAATATCTCCTGTAGCATCTCTTTCGCCCCAAGTGAAACTCTCTATAGTAGCCTCCATATTGAGTAGATCTGTGATAATAACCCTCACAGGCTTACCAGATTTTCTCCAGCTCTCTAACTGATTTACACAGGTTATAGGAGCTTTCCTCCCAGAGTTTATACTAAAGTTATAATCCTTAGCTGGAAAGAAAGAGCTAAGAGATACCTCCCTTAGCCCTGTCTTACCCATTAGGTTAATATCTCCTAGCTGGATTACATTAACCACCGTATTACGATGGGCTACAGTAACATTAAACTCTGTAGGCTTAACTGGGAGCTGGATAGCTCCGCTGTTATCCTGTTTTATCCAAAATTCCATACTTACCCACCTCCTTACGGTACATTAGGTACCAGCTTACGGAATTTCTTAACCATATCCTCTACTACCTTATCCACATCTGCCTCTTTTTCGATAACTACGGTATCTGCCAGCTTTTCAATGTGTACGGTAGTACCTGCTTTACTGATTTCCTTTACTTCCTGTGGCTGTCCTGCACTTCCTATACCGCCTGTATTGCCATCCTTAGAGGGATCTCTATCCACAGGCTGTAGAGCATTGTTAAGCTGTACGCCTCTAGTGCTCATAGCCCTCTCATATTGATCCGCTTGATTTCGTGTAAGTACCTTTTCGCCTTGATGGAGGATAGCTGGGTAGTTATCGTAAGGTACTCTATCTTTACCATACGCAAAGCCAAACCAGCCAGCGATAGTATCAATACCATCCCCTACAAAATCCGCCACAGATCCAATAGCATCTCCTACGATACTTAAACCGTTTGCGATACCGCTAAATACTGGCTCCAGCACATCCCACAGCCAAGTAAACGCATCTACCAGAGCTGTAATAATAGGATCCAATACATTCCACAAAGTTTCAAAGAGTACCATAGCCAGATCAATAATCGGAGAGATTACGCTCCACGCCACGCTCACTACCTGCATCACGATCTCTACCGCACTCTGGATTACAGGGCTAACCTTTTCAAAGATTTTTTGTAGAGTGTTCATTACAGGTACTACTACGGTATTTATAATCTCTGCAATTTTTCCGCCCACCTCAGTAAAGATCTGGGAGATAGTCGGCATTACCGCTTGAATAACCCCAGCCACTACAGAGATCACATTTTGCACTATAGGGAGTGCTGTCTGGATCACATTAGCTAGAGCCTGTACTATCGGCATTACCGCATTAAGAGCTACAGAGATTACATTAGCGATTATCGGAAATACCTGTGATACGATATTTCCAAAGGTAGCAATAATATTTTGAATTACTGGGAAAAGTGTTTGTATCATAGTGCCTAGAGTGGTAAGGATCGGCTGGATAGCTGGGATCACGGTCTTAAATACCTGTGCCAAGCTCATTACCACCTGTCTTACTACAGGGATCGCACCGCTCACTACATCGGCAAAGGTTTCTACGATACCTCCGCCCTCTCCAAAAGCACTACCTAAGGTATCCGCTATGATAGGGGCTACCTCAAAAAACAGATCTCCAATTTGCCCCACTACTGGAGCTAGTGTAGTAATGATATTTGTTATGGCTGGGAGTATTCCCTGTAAAACGCCCTTAGCGGAGGCTATCGCCTTAGAGATCGCACTACCGATACCGCTAAACGCTGGATCTACCAGCTCAGCCATCTCAGTAGGTAAGATACTCTTAAGCCCCTCCTTAAGAGAGGTTATGATCTTTCCGCCTAACTGCTTAAGTTTAGGAGCACCCTTTTCAATCGCCACGCCTATAGCATCTGGTAAGCCCTCAAAGATCCTACCGATCATCGGAATAGCGTTATCAAACAGGAAAGTAGTAGCTGTATCTACCAACTGCTCCATAGAGGAGGTAATATCTCCACCCAGAGCCAGATTAGCTAAGAGGTTTTGAGCACTTGCTTTCATAGATGCAAACGATCCAGCAAAAGTACTACTTGCCTCCTTAGCGGTAGTGCCTGTTACTCCCATATTCTCCTGTATAGCGTGGATAGCACTATACACATCGGAGAGGTTATCCATATTGTACTGTACGCCTGTGAGCTTAGTAGCATCCTTTAAGAGCCTCTGCATCTCCTCCTGTGTACCACCGTAGCCCAGTTTCAAGTTATCCAGCATAGTATAGTTTTGTTTTGCAAAACCTTGATACGCATTTTGGATACTTGCCATATCAGTACCAAACTTATTAGCGTTATCCGCCATATCAATAAGTGCCATATCCGCTATCTGTGCGGATTTAGCTGTATCTCCACCCACGCTCTGTAACAGAGAGGCACTAAAGCTAGTAACCGTTTCCATATAAGCATTAGCGGATAATCCAGCGGTTTTATAGGCTTTATCAGCGTTTGCCATTACTACTCCAGCATCCGCTCCGTAGAGAGTTTCTACACCGCCTATACTTTGCTCCATAGAGGCTCCTGCACCAACGGATCCTCCTACCAGAGCTGATACTCCAGCACCAGCCACGCCTACCGCAATAGTTACACCCTTTGCAAGGCTAGCTAGTGTATTTTTGATACCACTAAGTACCTTAGTAGCTCCATCCTTTACCGCTACTGTAGCCTTAGCCACCGTAGAGCCTATACCCTTAAGCCCCTGTTTGATACTGTTAAGCATCTTTGTAGCTCCATCCTTAAGAGCCACGAAAGGCTTAGCAACGGTTTTACCCACCGTCTTTAGGGTATTTTTCAGCTTGTTTACTATAGGGCTTGCCTTATCTTTGAGGTTAATAAAAGGCTTAGCCACCGTTTTACCTACGGTTTTTAAGCCCTCTTTTACCTTATTGATAACCTTTGTAGCGGTATCTTTTGCCCTTATGATGGGCTGTGCTACCAGCTTACCCACCACATTTAACGCCACTCTTACCTTATTGATCCCAGTAGTAGCTAGATCTTTGAGCTTAAGGGCTGGATATGCTACCGCCTTACCTAGCCAGCCTATAGTATTCTTGATCTTTGCCAAGCCTATAGAGGCTAGATCCCTAAGTTTTACAATAGGGGTATATGTAGTAGCAATTTCCTTTAACCTGCGTGTAATAGCTCCTGCCACATCAGCGGTACGATCCTTAAGCCTAACGATAGGGGAGGCTACTTTTCTCCCCAGCTCACGGATCTTACTATTGATAGCCTCCACCTTAGCACTAGCCTCATCCCTTACCGCTACTGTAGGCATCATTTGTACTCTGCCTACATTGTTAAGGGTATTTCTAATGCTGGAGATTACCCCAGAGGCTCTATCATTAGCGGTAATCGTAGGGTTAGCTCTCTGGCTACCCAGCCCTCTAATGCTGGAGCTAGTTCTTTCCACCTGCTCAGTAAAGCTACGCTGTAACTTAAGGTTTTTCTGTAGAGTGGCGTACATATTATCTTTTAGGCTTAATCTAGCACCAAAATCTATCAATGTACGCACCTCCTCAAAACTTAGTTAATGATAGCTACTGGTAAAACGCCTTTACCCTCTGTGCCCTTGACTAGCTCATTATGCTCCTCTACCTCTTTCTCAAAAAAGGCTTGTAACACAGTAAGCTCTCCCTTAGGCATAGAATAGAATACGGATGGGCGGATCCTACCATTTTTCCAATAGTAGTACATCATCTGGGTAAGCCCATCCGTATCAATTAGTTTTTTACTTCTTTAACAGCACTATCGCCAAAACCAGAGAGGCTAGCGATCTCTCCGTAGATACCAGCGATCTCTCCGCTAAGCAAGAGCTTACGCACCAGCTCCTTAGGCGTACTTGCCTTAAACTTAGCCATAAGATCCTTATTCTTAAACAGAGGCTTACCGCTAGGATCCACAACGCCCTCCATAACTACAAGCACCTGCAAGAGGGAGATCTCAATATCTGCATCCTTACCCTTAACAGATACCGCCATATCCTGTACCTCCTCATAACGATCTGGAGAAAGAGCGGATACGGTAATTACAAACGGAGCACCAAACACACCGCTAAGGCGTGTAATCTCCATTTCCTTAGTAGGGAGCTTAATCTCTCCCACATCGGAGCCCAGCAAGAGATCCAGTACATTAACTGCCTCTTTAGTTTCTACGGTTTCCTCAACCTGCTCAGTAGTTTTCTTAGTATTAGTAGCCATTTTATAGCCCTCCTTATAATTTTCTTATAAAAATGAAAAAATGGGGAGGTTTTTACACCTCCCCATAAAGCACCTTACTTATCCCTTATTATTGAGGAGTGATCTGATCCAAGTATTCATACCCTGTAAAGGTAAACGGAGCCTCCGTTTCAAGAGGTTTCTGTGCCTCCCAATCAAACAGAGTAAGATCGTCAAACTGCACACCAGAGATAGATACTCTCTCAGCACCAAAAGCATCTGGATCCGCCAGCTTACTAATGATAGTAAAGCGTACATCCTGCTTATTCTTTACCAGAGTAGCCACCTTTTGAGCCATTCTGGAATTAACCTTGTGCATCGTGAGAGATCCAGTACCCTTACAGCCAACTACCTTATTATCCGTGAAAAAGGTACCACATTGTTTGATCTCCTCTTTTGTAAACTCTACCTTAGCCTGTGCCTTATAACACTCTCCGACATAATCGCCATCAAGCCACACCTCACCAAAAGTACCGTTACAAATTCTTTTAGTTTCTACAGCCATCTCTTAACCCTCCTTATTCCTTGTTAATGAAGATGTCAACATCCTCAATAGCATCCAGAATACTAATAGTACCCTTAAGGAATACCTTAGAGCCTGTATTAGCCTCCTTGATAGCCTGCTCATCCATTTCGGAGGTATCTACACCGATACTTTCAAGATACTGTTTCTGCTTAGCTACATTGATCTCAATGGTAGAGCTATCTGCCTTGAGGTAGCCCTTACCACCCTCTGTAGCCTCCAGCCCTCTAAGGTAGCCCTTGATAGCTGTAATAAGCAAGCACTTATTATCGTAGCTGTTAGAGTAGTTACCGATATAGCTACGGTTAATAGTACCGTAAATATCGGTTTCAATGAGATCTTGAATAGCAAGGATCTTGATTTTCTTAAGATCCTCCGTATCCACCTCAGTAACGGTAGTAAGGGAGTTTACGCCTCTGGCAATAACAATACGCTCTCCGTCATTGTAGAGAGTAAGATAACCCTCATCTACTGCCTGATCAATCTCCTCATCATCCGCTACAGGGATCATAGTTACCTCACTAAGAGGCTTAAATGTGCTGGATACACGGAGATCCAGCCCAGCGATCAAGCCAGCGATACGGCTACAGTATTCCGCCTCTGTAAACTCCGCATCCTCCACCTCGATCTTATCATCAGCGGTAGCATTTACCACCTTAAAGCTGATAACAGCCTTATTATCTGCCTTTACATTAGGCAAAACTGCTACAGGTCTGCGTACCGTATTCTTACGCACTCCAGCGATCCAAGTAGCAAAAGCCTCCGCCTCTGCACTAGAAATATCTGGAGCACCGCAAAGGTAATTAACCTTTACAGTAGAGAAATACTTAAACGCCTCGCTGTAGTTTTCTGCATCCTGCGGTAAGGTATAGATGATAACCTTACTAGGAGCACCCTTAAAAGCTCTCTCAATATACGCTGTATTAGCCTCAGTAAAAGCACTATCGCCAGTAGGGATCTCATCAATGCCTCTCAGCACCATAGCACCGTTGTTTTTAGCATCCTTAAGGATGATACCAACGATACCAAGAGCTCCACTCTGGATAGCCACTACAGCCTTTTTGGAAAACTCAATTACAATATCAGGCAAACCCATAATTGTATCCTCCTTATCCATTTGTTATAGTATGAGTTTCAAGATCAACCTCTCCAATAAGCTCATAGGGATCCTCTTTAGGTACATCCTCTGTAAAGCTAAGCGTGAGCTTAACATAGAGAGCACCCTCTCCCAGCCTTACCTCATCGGAGTAGGTCTGTATCTTTGCGTATCTGGGTTTCTCCTGCACACCCTCCAGCGGTATTACTGGTACAGCCAGCCTCAACAAAAAAAGAGCCTTAAGCTCCTCTTTCTTTTTGTATAGGTTTTCTGCTACCACTTGATCCGCCTCATTGAGCTTACCAAAGTAAACTATCTGGTATGTAGGATCATCCTCATATACATTACGGTTTTTTAAGCTACTACCGCCTGTAGCAAGCGTTACGAAAAAGCACTCACGCTCAAAGCCTTTAGGCATCTCCTCTATATGTACTGGCACTCCAGCATACTTAGAGGCAATAACCTTACATACGCTGTTAAGCAATCTCATAGGCTACCTCCCTCTACCTCTCTGGCAATCTGTAGCATAAAGCTATTGATTAAACGCTCTAGGCGTGGTTTTGCACTCTCAAAGCCTTTCTCCATAAAAAAGGCTCCCTGCACATACCGCTCCTTTAGCATAATACCTTTTTGGTTATTCTCCTTAAGGTACTTTGCCTTTCCGCCTACTGTTAGCTTATCTGCTGGTAAAAATCGCCTGTGCTGTATGTGTCCGTCATTGACATACAGGGCATACTCTACATTAGTTCCTACCTCTACATAATCCTGCGGTATTCCCTCTCCGAAAACAAAGATATTATCTACTAATCGTGAGGTATCTACAGGTACATTAGGGATTATTTCGGCGTGGTAGATATTTCCCATACGCTGTAATAAGATAGCCTTTTTCTCCGCCCACTTATCAACAAGATTAGCAAAGCGATCTACAAAATCCTCCCAGCCATCAATAGAAAAGCCCAGATCACTACCAGCCATATCCCTTACACCTCCTCATTTCTAAGGAGTGGTACCTTTAACTGTGTACGCTTTTTGTAAGGTTTATCTGCTAGTGCTCTGTACTCACTCTCTGGGATCGGCTTATCATACTCATCCAGCTCATAGATATACAGCACATCTCCTAGCTTAATATCTGCCTCTGGGTAAGTGTAGAGATCTATCTCCTCCGTATTTACCTTTTGAGGCTGTCTTTGAGCTACATTTGTGCTGGTTTCAGCGGTAAAGCACTCATATCTACCTACCTCAGCTAACGCCTTTTGAGGTCTGTTATATTCGCCCAGAGTAGAGGAGTACCTTTTAACGATTACCAGCTTATTATACATAAACTGCATATCGCCACCTCCTTACTCTCTGGGAAACAACTGCCTGTAAGGGTAGAGCCTTTTCTCCACGCTTACAGGGATCGGATCATCAAAGGTAACGCTCTCATCTGCTAAAGAGTAGGAGCTCTGCCCCTCAGCTCCACGCTTACGGAAACGCTGGATAGCAAGATCCTCCTGCACACTCTTAAGAGGCTCTGGGAATACATCCACACCATCCTCCTTAAAAGTATCTCTACAAAAAGCCTCAATATCCAGCCTTGCCTTATCTAGGAGCACCTGTAACAGCTCTAGCTTAGCCTTATTATCAGAGGATAGCCCCAAGATAATCCTACATCTTTCTAAGCTATCCATAGGCTCCTCCTTAATCCTCTACCAGCGTTACACCGTCAATCTTAGCAAGGGCTCTAGCCACTTCCAGATTAGTAGTAGATGCTTTACCATCAATAAACTGCACACCCAGAGCTACACAGCTAAGAAACTTGTTAGCACTCTTGAAGTGGTAAACCTTTTCAGTAGTACCCTTAGTTTCCTTAGCCTGTTCTGCCATTTGTATATACCTCCTTAGATTATTTTGAGCTAGGCTAGATCCTCATTACTCAGTAACAAGG